GCATTTGACCCTGAGATAGAAATCAGTTCGGCCATGCCAGCACCGGCAACTCAGCGAGCAGTTCGTCCAGTGTAGGCATCTGGCGAGAACCAGCTTCGACCTCAGCAAGTACCTCGTAAAATTTCGCCCAGGTCGCATCACGTGCCTCAACCGCGTATTGACCTTCAGCCTTGAACTTGGGCGCTGTGCTGGTGGCGTAAGTGCATGCCGACAGGATGTTGTCGTAGCCCCGTGTCCGTGCGAAGTCATCGAGGCGTTTCTGTACCGCAGCCGTGTATTCGGCCATGAGTATATCGAGGGCTTTTGAATGGTCAATTTTGATTATCATTTCAACACCTCCTCGAATGTATTACCAACATGACCAACGCCGTCCGTTAGGTCGGCATCGTCAACAGTCCAAGCATTGCGCTGGCTTCTGTCTGCGGGAATCTCGCTGGCGTCGATGATCTTGTAGGGTTTGCCTGCGGGCACATCCTTGGCGGCAATGGCTTCGATGCCGTACAGCGCAAGGGCTTCTTCGGTGGGGCGAATGATTGCCACCACGCCACTGTCTTGTTTGTAGATGATTACTTGGTTCATGGTGTGTCCTGTGAACGTAGTGAACTTAGGCGCGGCCGGTCAGCGAAATACCGCACAAGTAACAACATATTTATCGAACCTGGATGATCCGTTGTCGCACCGAATCCGCACTTGGGTGGTGGACATCAGCGCAGGAACACCGGCTTGGGTTGTTGAGTAAATACAAGGATTTGTTGGGCCGTTAGCACCGGAAGAACTAAACACGGCTGAGTAATTCACATCCGGCATCGCCGTCATGAAGTTCACCGTGTAATCACCAGTGCCGTTATCCGTAATACTCGACACATTCCCGCTAGCCCGAATAGCCACAGTGTCAGTGCCGTTGAAATTGACCCATGCGCGGCAGGCGTAGATGGGGGCGGAGCCGGACGCATTGAGGGCATCGCGCAACCGCAACGGACTCAGTGCCTTTGTTCCGTCAGTGCCCGCCTGCGCCTCGGCGGCGGTGGCTAGCTTGACGATGCCCGCGCTGCTTTCGGTGGCTGCGCCGAGGTTGCCGGAATGAAAAAACCTATACCACGCAGACCACGATCCAGGGCCGCCAACATCCGGCGGATTGCCTTGACGCCAATAAATTTCGCCGTTGCGATAGCCGGTTACGATTTGAAGAATGGTGTCCCCGCCGCCACGAGCAACGATAAGCTGTCCGTAACTAACGGATTGTCCGTAACTAACGTATGGAGGCACGTTTCCGTGATTTGTATGGAGTCTGTAAAACCCAGGGTTTATCACGGTGTTCAAATCGGCGCCGTCCGCAAGGCGGCCAAACATTGCTGCACCAATCTCAGCCAGCGACCACGACACGTTGGCCGACCCATCGAATCTCTTGCTGGTTTTGCCGATGGTAATGGTGCGGGCGGTTTGGAGTCTGGTGGCGGTTGCGACGTTTGCGGTGGCAAGGTCAGTAATATCCGCCTTAGTGTGGGTGTGTCCAACATCAGCCTTAGTCGCCAGCGCAGCCTGAGTTGCCAACGATACTGGCTTGTCAAGATCGGAAGTGTTATCCACGTTGCCAAGACCGAGGTTAGCACGTGCTGCTGCCTTATCAGTCAAAAAGGCGAGGTTATCGGAGTTCTTGGCGAAATCCGACAGGTCGGCCCCAGCGATCTGCTCAACGGATACCAACAAATCATTGAACTGCGTCTCAAGTTGTTGTGCTGTGGTAACAGCAGTATCAGCGCTCGTAGCGGCAGACTGAGCAGCGTTCGATGCAGAAACGGCAGCGTCTTCAGCAGAGGCAGCCCTGGTCAACGCTGTGTTCGCCGTAGAAATTGCCGTTTCGGAGTTCGCCAGTGCTGTGTTCGCAGTAGCTACCGCAGATGCAGCATTGGACGAAGCTTCGTTAGCAATTGAGATAGCGTTGTTAGCAGTGCTAGCAGCATAATTGGCGATCCCGTTAGACTCTTCGGCCAGATCATCCGCCTCCTGAGAGAGGTAGAAGTTCTGGAGAGCCAGTAGGTCTAAGTCGGTTTCCGTTATGGTAGAACCATCATTGAAGTCTACCAACAGGTTTCTACGCTCAGTTACTCGCCGAATTTCAACCTTAGCACCGACTTCCGGTGCAGGGTCGATCTGGACGGTGTTTGTATTGATCCAAGTGAATGAGGCTGGAGCCCCATTCACGGTGACCTTCACGTGGTCACGGGAGATATACGGAAACGGAACCGTGAAGTTCTTGTTTCCAGCCACGGATTGCGTATAGACAACACGTGCAAGAGCCATATGTTTCACCCTCGTGGAAAAACCCTGAGGGGGAACTCCATCCCCCTCGCTTGTTGATCAGTAGTTGAGAAGTTGCGGTGCGTTTTCTTTCCGCCCGTAGTCCCACAAACCACCCTTGGCTTGCGCCTCGCGGATGGTACGCTTGACGAACTCCTGTTCGAGAAGTTGTTCTTCGATCATCAACTTCTTGAAGGCGATGTCTCGGTACTCTCGGATGATCCTCTGCATGGTTTCGACCTTCTGCGCCTTGTACTCGAAGGTTCCATCAGGCAAAGGAGCCTCGACAACAGGCAGCAGAGCAGCCACAGGATCCAACTCACGGTAGATTTCCATCCACCTGTCGTACAAAGTCTTCGACCCATCCTTGGTCATCACGGTTCGCAGATCCAAGTCACCCGTCATTGGGTGCTTGTACCCGTGATTGAAGACTGCCCCGGTCACCCGCGCCAGACGATCCATCTCACGCAACACCTTGAGGTCTTCTTCTGGACGCCCCTTCTGCCGTTCCTCTACGGAGGCGGTTGAGAAGATGTTCCAGAGTGCCCCAACATCAGTGATCGTGCGGGGATAACCTAGGATGTCGTAAGAACGGGAGGTCTTGATGTTACTCGCCTGTTCGATCAGAGCACCAATCGGGCCAAGTTGTGTCTGGATGACTTGACTTACCAAGACAGGATCACGCATCTCTGTGTCGTTCATCCGGTACAACTTGTGAGCCGTGTTTGGTACCGTCCAGCGGAGACGCTCTCCGATATACTTGATGAGCGCATGGTGTTCACCTTCGGCGTTCTCCATGTCTGTGAGAATCTTCACTGTCGTGGTAAAACCACTCAAGAGGTTCGCATCGGATATTGCCAGAATGACAGGCATGAGACCGGATACGAACGTTGCCCAAGCTTTCTCGTAGAGACTGGCGTCGATGAACTCACCTTGAGCCTCGCGGATTCGGAGATTGTCCATATACTCCAGCGCAGTGACCATGATCTTCATCGGGGTAGCAATCGGATCGAACATCCGATAGCTCCACGTTGATCCGTCATCGAACTGAATCGTGTACGGATCTGCCATATCAGAGTCTTGACGAAGTCTGCGCTGTCGATAGTCGTACTTCCCTGCCCCGGTGATCTTACCCTCGGCATAAGACATGATCACAGCGGCTCCAAGAGCCAGACTCAACAGTGCTTCACCTTGCGCCTTCGCTTGACGACGAGCCCCGTTCTTCCCGATCAGATCGTCTAAGAAGTGAGGCATAAAGAACTGCACACCAGGTGTTAGACGTAGGCCCTCCTCGAACACACGAATCGGAGTTCGGAAGAATAGTTGCCCAGTTACCCACTTGAACGCTGGCATCTGATAGAGACCACGCTCGATCCACTGTGCGCCTTTACTGTACCACGTTTCGCCTGAGAACGATCTCTTGTAGAGGACATCCCTTACGTAGTCAAGGGCTTCCTTATCGGCACCATGCTTGATGTGCTTCAGGTTTTTCTTGGCTTCATTCAGAACCCACTCATCGAGCTCATTACCGGTGAGACCAAGGTTTATACCTTTGTTCACAATGGGTTTCAGACGGGCGTCCAAATCGTGCTGCTTGTAAGCATTCTCTAGTGCCTCCTTCGCAGCTTTCTTAGCAAGCTTGGTAGCTTCCTGCTTGCTCATCCCCTTGGAGATAGCATCTACGTATGCTTCCGCACCTGCCTTACCACCGACGTACCCGTTATAGGCTACGCGAGATATGAACTCGTCGGTCGCGTTTAGCAATCTTGGAATGAACCGGAACGTACCAGCAAACCTCCCTTTGTTGGCAAGCTCCCCTTCCATCAGCCGTGCCTGGTCTCGTGTCAAGAGAGCTTGCTCGTACTTGAAGGCAACCTTCGCGGCCTGAAGGGCACCACGCATAGCCGAAGCCATTGCCGAGTAGGTACCAGCCATCTCGATCCACGTGGCCCTCTCTAGTGGGTTTGTGGTAATCGCCCGGAGCATCGGCTGGATCACAACCTTGATTGCCGATGGTACCAAGTTGATCGCTAACGTGGTCGGCGAGAAGACGTTGGTGATGAATATCTCGTTCAGCCTTTCCGATAGTGTCGGATTACGATTAGAACCGAGACGTTCGAGACCACTAGCCCCACCTGGAAGATCCGCGAAGAGATCATCGATAACACGTTCGCGCTCCCCGATCAGACGCACGGCACCTTCCCAGTCACCAGCAGCAACCAAGCGTTCGATCTGAGGGTTATACTGGTTGCGAACCTCACGTGCCTTTTTCTCCCGAAGAACCCTAGCGACGGTGTCAGCATACAGCTTTCGTGCTTGTTCATCGGTGAGATCCGGGTACTGTTGCTTGATGGTTTCTACCGAGATACCACGGAGGTCGGTCAAACCTTGTTGGCGTTGTCTCAATGCCGAACCGTACAGCGAACTCATCGCCTCGTCCATCATCTCCACAGGGACGATGATGTCTTCGACTTCACGGAGTCTCGCTTGGAGCTTATTGGCCTCGCCTTTGTCGATGTTACCGTCCATCAGGCGAGAAATCAAGTAGGCACGTTCGACCTTCAGCTGATCGGTCGCCATCTGAACACTCAAGGCAAGCTGGCGGTGTTCCTCCATGGTCATCTCGGTGCGGCGTAGAGCCTCCACCACCGCTTCCACTTCGGTAGCTTCCAGTCGAGTAAGCTGTCGTGCCAGACCACGGGCCAACTCCATGGCTTCCTTGATGTTCTGAGGTGTCGCGCGGATACCTGTCTTGATGTCGTCCAGCTTGAAACCGGCAGCCTTCAGATCCTCCTTGTCAAGCCCTACCGGCCCTGTCATCCAGTCGTCTTCAGGACGACGACCTTTCATCTTCTCAATGGTTATATCATCGATGTTTATGGTGCCTTCACGTGGTTCGCCAGGAGCCTCACGCTGTTCGACAAGGGCATTACGCGGTTCTTGGGCATCCTTAGGAGCCTCCAGAGCGTTCTTGGGAGCCTCAGGGGTATCCTTAGGAGCCTCTGGTGTTGCTGCTTCTACGGTCTTAGCAGCACGACGGTTGGCGAACACCCGTGCCACTTTTGACGCGATCATGTCGAAGGCAGTACCAACACCAGTACCAATCACACCTCCGAGAGCAGTGATCCCAGCTAACTCGGCGGTACTGAACTCCTCACGCTTACCAATCTCGATCTCAAGGTTTTGTCGTAAGTAGTTTTCCGTACCGGTGAAGATCATGCTTTCGATACCGGTGATTATACCAGAGCGACCTAGGGATTGCTTGAGGGCTTCTCGGAAGGCAAGCTTGGCTGCTTGTTGCGTAGCAACTTTACCTACAGTTCCGATCCCGAAGGTACCCAAGCCAACGTAGTTCGTAGGGTCGGTGGCGAACGCCTTGAAACCGCGCCATACACCAGCAGCGGAGATGTCCACGTTATCGAACGTGTCCATCATGTAGAGTAGCCCCATCTTCGTCTCAAGGTCGCCAAACTCCGCCAACTTACCAGGAAGACGACCTAGCGTAATCAGACTCCAGTTCAGATCAGCCATGAACTGAAGCCCGAACTCAGCCAACTCCTCATCGGTACCCTCGAAGGGTCTCCCGTAGTAGGCACGATAAACCAAATCGGAAGCATCGAGCCACGACGGGTCGTTCTTCAGTGTCTTCCAGTCGATGTCCTTACGGATCGGGCCGAATGGCTTGATCTTTTTTCCCGTGACTGGATCCACAACGAACTGCCCTTCTTCGGGGTTATTAGAGGCACCCTGCGATCCCTTAGCGACCCCCGCAGGGGCCTCGTCGCGCTTTATCCCTGCGCCACTTAGGATTTTGTCGATGTACGGCAGTGTCTCTTCAGGCTTCGGGAGATAGTCCTTCCAGTCGCCACCTTCGGCTCTCGCACGGCTTATTGCGCGGTTCACGTTGCCTGGGCCAGCGTTATACGCAGCAAGAGCCTTCTCGTAGTCGCCGTTGTACTCACGCAACATGGCCGCAAGGTAGTCTCTACCGAAGCGTTCGTATTCCTCAGGCGAGTCGTTCTGGAGAGGTTTGACCCCATACCCAGGATTGGCACCAGTACGTGGCATTATTTGGGTAACACCTTTGGCTCCCGCCTTGGAAGTGACCAGATTACCTGAATCATCAACGTGACGGTTACCACTCTCAGCAACCTTCAGTTGAGAGAAGACTCGCTCAAAGAGGTCATTGTTATCGATCATTTATCTTCTCCGGCGAAACTCTTGTTGATCTTCCTGCGACTGTCGCTGTTGTCGCTTCTGCTGTAGCTCACGTAAGTACTCAGGTTGTTGCATCCTGTAGATATGGTCTTCGGTGCGGCTGATCGCAGCCTCGATCAGGTCACGCTTCTCGAAACCTTTCGGCCATGTGCCCTTCTCCTCGTAGTAAGCGAGGAAAGATCGACGTAGGTCATCTTGGAAGAACTTCATCGCCTCTCCGTACAGACTACGACCACCTAGCACACGTTCTAAGGTTGCCGGTAAGGAAGCCCGAAGTTGATCCAGGTGTGGGCGCAGACGATCGTTCAATTGTTGTCGAACGTCATCGTCACGCAACAACGATATACCCTCCAGCAACTTGGGAATCTCGTTGATAAGGTCAACGGCGTCCTTAGGGTTGAGGTTAGGATTTTCCTGAATCAAGGTGATCAATGCTTCCTCGTTGAAGAGATCACCTGTGATACCGAGATGAGACAGGTCTCCGGTAGAAGCAGCCTCAAGAATCCTGGTACGTATCCGTCTGGCATTAGCTTCGCTTTCAACAGGGGTCACCCTTGGTCGAGTAAGGATTTGATTCACGTAGTCCTCAACTTCAGGGAGATGACGGTACTCGCCGGGTTTGATCTGCTCACCATTGAAGAACCGCTGAAGAACTTCGGTCTTCTTGTCGCGGATCTCTTGCTCACGAGCTTGATTCTCCATCTGTACCGCACGGGTGTACAGACTCCAGCGGGTGTTCTCGATCCTAGCCTTGTACTCGGCGATTTTCGCCTTGGATTCCCTGTTGAGGAATCTGGTGGGGATCCGATCGAGAATAGAAGGATCGTCTCGCTCGTAGGCAAGCTGAGCAATGGTCTCTACCAGCAGAGCGTTGCGTGTCTCGTTGTTGAGACCTCCAGACACCTTCCACTCGGCGTCAAGAGCGAGAAGCCCATCTGGGCCATCCCTATCAAACCGTTCGACAACCTCGTTCTGCCACTGCCGCTTCATCACCTCTGTGTGGTAAGCGGCAGTCTCTCGTTGCCAGTTGAGTTCGTGTGCTGCTAACGCTTTGTCGAAGGCGGTAATCGCACCAGCCGTGTAGAATTCGTTATCACCACCAAGCTCAGAGAAGAGTTCAGCACGGCGACGCTCAATGTACGCCTTCCGTGCCTCGGTGTTCAACCGAAGGTTCTCATTGGCAAGGATCTCTTCGACTACCTGGTTCATCCGCTCCTTGCCCCACTCCTCACCTATTGCTTGAGCCACGCGGTAACGGAGGGTAGGCACCATCTCAGGGAAGATTTCCCCTACTTGTGCGGCGGTAATTTTACCTGTGCCGTAGTCTCGCTTGATTTGCTCGATGTAGGCAGGAAGTTTCATCTCCTGCTCTCTCATCAGAGCTTCTTGCCGTTGCACCCCGTAACGGGCCAGAGAAGGGTTCAGTTGCGCCAACGCATCGGCAAGTTGAGCCAAGCGTTGATCTTGTGGCGCAGCAGGTGGAGCCTGATAGCGGCTAACCGGAGTAGCTACCGGGCGCAATGATTCACCTTGTCCTCCGCCTTTGGTGTTGACCAAAGGACGCGCCGCGCGGGCGTTCTTATAGGTGGGACGTGAAGATTGGACGGATCGCAATCCTCCAACAGTGTTCGCCATAGCAACCCCTTACTTATTCAGTGCTCTGTTGTACGCATACGCATCAAGCCCCACAGAGCCAATACGTAGTGCAGTAGCCAAACGTGAAGGGCCAAATCCAGGTGCTGTGCTGTTCATCCGACTGATACTATACGAACGGATACCCTCACGTTCACGCTTGAGTTGATCTAATGTCCACTCACGGTTGGTGTTGATGTTAGTCACGTCACGAGTGGCTTGACCTAAGACCTCACGCATGAGGGTACCCATGGTCAAACCCGCAACGCCTGATTCTCCGATTGCTGCTGACGCACTACCAGCCTCAATCAAAGCCATTCTACGGCGCTCTTGCGCACGTTCAGCTGCCGCTTGACGTTCTTGCTGCTCCCGGATCCCTGAGTCAATATATTGAAGCTGCATATCTCTCAGGGCCGACGCTTGGTTCATCTGGTGTATCTGCGTCTGGAGCTTCGCTTGAGTGGATGCTTGTTGGTATCCAGCTACCGTAGATAAGGTACTGAATACAAACATCCCAACAGAAACTGGATCACACATTCATTATCCCTCCATCGGGAAAAGTTTTGCGAATTCGTAGAACTCCTCTCCATTGATGGAGAGCTTTCTCAGGAAAACGAAACCAGCCCACCTAATCCACTTGATGTGTAAGGTATTCTTGGCATAGACAGCGTTTGCCAGAACTAGGTAGTCACCTCGGATTCGGTTGAGCCACGTCTTGGTTTCTCTGAGGACTTGTACCCAGTGAGTCTTGATAGCATCAGTCCCCATCATCCAGACAAAACCTAAGTATCGTTCGGAAGACGGGGTAGTGCCGAAGATGATCTGCGGTACGTCATCCGGTGTCACTGCCACGAAGCACCCATCAGGCGAATGCAGACCTTCCATCAATGCTTGTACAGGGTCACGTTCTCCCCAAGCCTTGAGTTCCAGAAGGTCTGCCTCGCGTAGACGTGGAGCAAGTGACAGGACATCGGACTTGGTTGCAGCCCGAACCGTTAGCATCACAACCTCTTCGATCTTAGGATGAAGAATCCTTCCCACTCAGCGCTAAGGAAGTAGCACGGTAGATGGGAATCGTTTATCAAGACGATCTCGATCTGGTCATTCCGCCCCATCAGAGGGAACTTGAACTTACCACCCTCTACAACCACTCGACCAATAACGTTGTTGGCCGAACCCACAACACGCCCTGAGAAGACGTATCGGTAGGTATTACGGTTGAACGGTGTGACTTCGGCACGGAAGTACCCAGTCTTGTCGTACAGAATCGACATACGACGAAGCTGGAGACGACCTTCACCAACCACGTTCTGCCCACCTCCTTGGGCTTCCTCGCGAACAGCCAAAGGTGAGAACTTGTATCGGAACACGTATGGGGTACCGATGTAGAACGGTTGGTTCCTCCAGTCACCCTTCAGAATCACTGTCGTGTTGGTCGAAGAATTCTCTAGCGTGAAGTCGCCTACCACGATACCAGGCGGTCGTGTGCCACCAGGAGCAGTAACAACCTGTAGCCCCTTCGGATCGGTCGATGATAGTAGGTACGGCAGCGTAACTCGTGTCACGCTGTCGCCCTCAATGTTAGGATCACCTTGGTCGAAGATTACAGAAATGACTTGATTCTCGGTGATCTTCTGATCAAGATGAACCAAAATATCCCAGTTGTCCTCAGTCTTACCAGGTTCAAGATCCAGCGCCTCAAGGTGGATGCCGTCCGGTCGTTGAACCACAAGGTACAATGCAGACTCGATGAAGTCAGCATTCAGGATTTTGCAATCAGGCGCAAACTCCCAGTGTGACCATGACGCCTGCATCTTCTCGTTCTCAGACCAATAATACTTGTAGACGAAGATCTTGTTAGGGGCTCTATCGGAGAGAAGACACAAGCAGTCTTCGGTTCCGCTTACGGCGATCTTGAAGACGTCTCCAGGTATGTACCGAGGTACGTGTCCGGTAATCTCGTTTGCGTCTAGAGTCTCCGTATCACTATCGACGTAATACTCCTTCACTCCAGTGAATTGCCCACGATTCACAGTGAAGTACACGTATCTTCCTGCACCGACAGGTTTGGCCTTCAGTGAGCACTCGAACTCCGTAGTCTGGTTGATAGCAACAGTGTTCGGAGTCAGAACGTCTGTCTTCGCCAGTTGAAACTGTGTCTGGTCTGAGAACAGCAACAGCGTCTCTGCGAACGGAACAGCGTGACGCAGCAGTGAGACCTTCACGTGAGACACGCCCACGTCGATAGGGTCATCGTCAAGTACGGCAGTAGCCGTTCCTCGGAAGAAGTTGAAGAAATCCCCAGTTCGGGATAAGATAACGTTCTCGTCCGAGATGAAACCAAGACGGTTCCGGTGGAAGAAGACATCACTAATCCGTCGTCCTACGAACGATGGCATCGGGTTACTTTCTAGGTCGCCAACCTTACGGGGTTCGTAAGGGAGCGGCTCGAAGCTGAACGAACCATCAGCTTGTCGGATCAACGCATGTGGCATCGTACTAGCATCTAGCTTGTACAGTTCGCCTCCCTTGATAGTCTCCCTCCACACGCCTCCGTTAGCTGCGTTCCCATCAGTCTCATACTTGACGTAGTATTTGTCGAAGCCTGATGTCTGGTCACCGGTGACCTCAACGGTGTACCCATTGACACACCGTGCCGGAAGCGAAGAGAATCGCTGCACCCTGCGTCCAATTATATCGATCCCATTATCACCGAGAGAGTCGGTGTGACTGAACGAGAACGGCGCTCCATCCCACCGGTAGATGTGGATTATGGAACCGTGTTGGCTTACCGACCACTGGTTTCCCAAACCAGCCGCCAGTTGGGTGTAGAGTTGGTTGCTGATATTGTCGGTCGTAACGAGATTGGCGTGGGATGGGTCACTCCCGTTAGGTACCGTGTATTTTGCCGTTACGCCACCCACTGTTACCGTATAGTTAGCCCCGTATGCCCCCTGTTTCACCCAGATGATACACTCGTATGGCCGATTTGTAACAGTTTCGTCGAGAGCTTTTACGACGACTTTGGTGTTGAGGACGAAGGTATAATCAGCCACCGTCACACATCGAAAGTCCTCACGAGGATTGGAGGAACTCAGGTATGCTTGAGAATTCCCACGGTAATTGACCGTCTTTTCGTTACCTTCAAAATCGAACACTCTCACTGAACCATTCTGGATCACCACGAGGTACTTCTCGTTACCATCACGGTTGATCGTGTGGAGATAGGCCGTGCCACTGATGTCGTTTGCGAGTCGTTTTATGAAGCTAGTGCCAGGGCGCTTGCGCAACCCATCGACAACGGACGAATAGCCATTGACCTGCTCTTCAGCCTGAGATGCCAACCGCAGTGCATACGGTTGTTGGCTGATCCCGTTCACCATGTTCGGGATTGTGGAGGATATGATGGTCATATCAGCGACTCAGTACACGTGCGACCGAATAGTTGTCGGTCAGAATGTTGTAATCAGCCGTATCCGCCTCCATCTCTTGAAGGGCAACAAGAGTCCTCAATTCGTCGCTCTTCGAGAAGGACGAGAGAAGGTCGGATCCGACCACCCGTTCTTGGAAGATACGTGAAGCGCGGATGGTGATATACTCACGAGCTACCTCAGGGAGTTCCTCGAATGGTAGCAGAATCACCATGTCTACCCGTATCGGTTTGCCGAACTTGAAAGTGTGGTTACGTCGATCATAGAGACGATTACCGCGAAGCACCACGTCGATGTCTTGGGACTCATCAACAGTATCAACCTGAAGGGTAGTAGGTGGCAGAGTAATGAAACCTTCTGAATCAGGAGTCAGTAAGAACCCCTTCTCGGTGTTGAAGTGCCATCCACGAGACTGTACCTCGCGGGAAGTCGATCGGAGAATCTGGCGAGCGATGACAGCATCCACTATCCCGTTGTCCTCAACGGTATTCACCGGAGCTTCCCCGATTGTGGACAGCATCGTGTTGATAGCTTCCAGTTCAGTCGTTGGCGATATCATGAGAACCTCGCAAAGACGAAAAAAAAGGGGGCCACGAGGATAAACCTCATGACCCCCTTTACAGGAGAGATATAGACTTACCAAGGATAGCGGTGAATACTAGACGAGGAAAAAACCTGTCAAGGGGTCACCAAGTCATCACGGAGTAGCTATTTCCACTGCCGCTTCGGGTCGCAAAACCCCATGTCCTACAGCGTACTTAGCGACCATCAGGTAGCCTTGGCGGTTGATCTGGTATTCCCCTTCCATGGCAAGATCCAACAGCTTGACGGTACCAACAGCCGATGGATGCATCACCAGCCCAACGGTCTTACTGTAGTCACCAGCATACTTGTCGTTAGTGCCAGCATCGACCGTACCTGGCGAAATGGTCGTACCAGGCAGGTTGTTGGTCTTGACGATTGTGATACCAGCAACGCGGATTACGTTACCCTGTGCGTACGAACCTTCACCACCCCAGTCGCGGTTCAGCACCTTGGTAGAACGTGCCAACGCATAGAACTGTGCCGGGCGAACGAACAAGTAACGCTGATCCGATGGAACATCCTTCTCGTCAAGGGCTTGGGCAGCAGCGAACATCGCTTCGGCTAGAATATCACCGTTGAGAGCATCGGCAGCTGAACCGAGGGTGATGGTAGTACCGCCATACTGGTCTGGGTCGTCGATGGTCTTAGGAGTACGGGCTGCCTGAACACCAACTTGCAGAATATGTTTGTCCATGGTGTTCGCCAGCTTCGCACCGAGTTCCTTCGAGTACACCGAGCGAACGTCGTAGTGGTTCTTCGCTTCGTCGATGTTCGCAATGAACGCCGGGGCGATCAGCAGGTCATCGATAGTGATTACACGCTCAGCATGTTTGATCTGCCCACCGGCAATGAACTCACCTGGTTTGTGGTAATAGGCCGAGCCGCGTCCCATGACCGGGAACGGAGCCGACTTACCATGTGAGATGGTACGCACCATGTGCTTGTCCATCATCACGTTGGTCTTCTCGAAGCTGGTAAGAACTTCACCAGCGAAGACCTTCAGGAACAGTGCATCAACATCACCTGCACCGTTGATTTGTCCTAGACGCGAAACAATTGCATTAGCCATACTTTACCTCATGAATGGTTGAAAGAAGTGACGAATCGCTCCCATCAGCCATTCACGCGCTTCACACAAAGTTGTCCCCGCAGGGGCTTGGCTCTGCGGCGAATAGACTATGGTTGCAACCACCGGCTTTGCTGCCAGTGTGGTTGTTAGCAGAGAGAAAAAGGTTGGCACGGTAGGGTTTTGGGTCAACCCTACCGCACCAAAAAGCGCATCCTCAAAAGTTGGAGAGAGGGAGTCTTGAGGACGCAAAGAGGAGGCAACCACAGGAGAGATAAGGAGGATTTATCCTCCATAACTGCAACCTAATCAGTGCAGAAAGCTTCCCACTTCAGGTTATGAGCGAAGATTTCTCGCTTAGTCTGCTCTGTGTCGTTCTGATGCCACGTGATGGGCTTTGCCCAGACACATTCATTGACGTTGGTACTTGCGCATCCGCTCGATGTCAGCGCTAGTAAGCTCACCAAGATGAACCCGGCTGTCGATCTCATGAGCCTCCTTTAGTTGTTCGACGCTTCTCTCAAGAGTCTTCATACGTACCCGGTTCTCACCCTCCTTGCGAAGTCGATACTCCTTGAGAAGGGTGAGGAAACCGGAGAGTGCTCTGAAGACTTCTGTGAGAGCCTTCAGAAGGGCACTCATCACTTGTCTTTGGCACGGTCAGTGAGAATACCAGCCAAGACTTCGACAACCTTGTAGATCTTGGCGATGATTTCGTCGTCCTTAGGAGTAGGTGTTAGGTTCACGATAGCAACCGCGAGACCGTGCATGGCCGCCAGGACAGTCAAGAATGCGTCCCAGTTTTCTATGATGAAGTTCATAAATCACCTCACATGATGTTAGAACGGGCCAGTCGCTGTTCGACTTCACGACGATAAGCCGGGTCTTTTTCGTAGCGCGGGTCTTTCATGGCTTCGATAAGCTGCGCCACGGACTGGAAGCCGGAACCGCTAGCGTTACCACCTCCGAGCAACTTCGGATCACGCCCAACCTCCTTCTGGTAACGATAGGCCAAGCCGAGAACAGCGTTCTCTACCACGGTAAGATCGTTACTTTCAACGGCACGGTTGTATGCTTCGATCTCGGCTCTGCTCAGGTTGGCTCTAGCCCATTCGATCATCGCATTGAATTGTTCCTCGCCACCAACCTTGTTCAGCAGGGCGTTACGCTCAGCCTCGACCTTGGCGACCATCCCGTCGATATACGAATCAACGTATGAACGAGGGATGCCTGCCTTTTCTAGAGCAGCGTAGTGTTCCTCGGACAAGGTGCCGTGCTGTGCGAAGTAGTCAGACATCGCATCGAGGTCAAGGTTGGCTTGCTCGACACGCTTGAGGGCTTCGTCTTCGGTAAGGTTCTCGTTGTCTTCCTTCGGCTGCTGCTTATAGCTACCTAGGCGCTTCTCCAGTTCTTTATAAGCTTTCTCAAGTTCCTCGTAAGAGTTGAACTTACCGGCAATCTTCTTCTCCGGTTGGCGTGATTCCTGTTCACGCTCTTGTAGGAACTTCTCAACTTCATCGACCTTGGCAAGCATCGCCTCATCGTGTCCTTCGGGAGCAGCCCCGGAGGTATCAACTTGTGGGATCACGGTATCAACCATAGGTTACCTCTCAGTGGTAAGTTACAGTCAGGCCATTGGACAGCCTCACTTCACGACCAGACTTTACGAGTTTCTCTTGGGGAGTTTCTTGGGGATTGGGAGAGACCTCTTGTGAATTGGAAGAGACCTCTTGAGGTTGCTCTTCATTTTTTCGCACTCGGCCTTTACGGATCTGCTGTTTCACTTCTTCGTTCATTGTCTCATGGCTCCTTTCACCATTTCTTGCGCCATACCCATACCACCCTCAGCCAACATCTGATTCATGATGGCTTCTTGGGCTTGCTGCTGTTCTGCCGCTAATTCCTCTTCGCTCTTCACGAGACCCTTTGTGTCGATGCCTAGAGCAGTACCACGTCGAGTAAGGTAGTCACTTACGTTCACGTACTTAGCGACAACCTCAGGGCCGAACGTCTGCATCACACCTTGCAGGAAGAGGTCAAGCTTGTTCAGGTCGTGACCGCGTCCGAGAGCCTCAAGTCCGGTAGTGATCGTTGGTCGGACAGTACCCTTAGGCAGTGTTGGGATACGCTTCTGCTTCTCCAGTCGGTGCATCAGGGCTTTCACCAGAGGAAGTTGGAACTCCAGACTCAGGATCGAATAGACACCACCGAGGGCGTCTTCCAACTCACCAGCCATGTAGCGAATCTCTTCGGCGGTCACTCGTTCGCCACCGCGTTGAACTGCGGAGTTCAAAAGGAAAGCGTAGGACAACCGCGAGGAGATTGCATTGATGGTCTCAAAGGCAACACGGAAGTCAGCGAACTTCTGTACCTGAAGAACCGAGACATCGTTGGCATCGCCAGTTCGGATAGCGCCGTTCGGGGCTTCAGCCAGGGTTCGCTGTTGAGTAACACCGTTTGGGTTCACTAGGAACAACACCTTTGCAGAAGCCGCAGAACCCTCAACGATAGCCTGCGTCAAGGATTCCAGAGAACGAAGGTCTCCGTAGTATTCCTCAACGTAACCACGTCCATAATCCTCGCCATCGATCTTAGTGAATCGAAGCGGGATCCACGGGCACTTGTCAATCGGGTACGTTCCTTGAGTTCCGGGGATGATCTGATCCTTGACCTCTTGGTACACCTCCCACTTATTACCCACACGAATCACGCGTGTATAGAGATCGACAGTCTTGTCAGGGTTCAAGTCTCCCTTCTCGATCTCCTCGCGTATATCTTCGGGGAGTGCCTTAGGACTGATGCTCTCCTTGACGATAATATCGAGAACGTTACCCATAGGGTCACGCTCAACAACGTAACGGTCAAGGCGGTACATCTTGGCACCACCTTCATATGGTAGGTATAGAAGTGCGTTACCTGCAACCAGTAGTTGCTTGAGTACCTCACCCGCAGTAACCCGGATGGCAGACGTTTCGATCTCGGCTTGAACAGCCCGTTCGATCTTGCCTAGAGCTTCCTCAACTTCAGCCCTCATCCCTTCCTTTTGGGTCAATTGTTCCAGCGAATAGTCATCGATGGTCAGACGGAAGAAGGGACTGTTGGGAGGAAGCAGAGCAAGCAAGAGCTTCGATGAGAGGTTATTCACCCCTCTGGCACCCAATCCTTGGAATGGGGTTGGTAACTTAGATTCACCGGTATGGGATTCGGGAGGCATCAAGGACGGGATGGTGAGCTTAGCAGCATCACGTGCCCGTCTTAGGAAAGGTTCGCGTTTAGCTTCAAGTTGACGATAACGAGCCCCTGCGCTCTGCATCATAAGACGTACTCCTTATAGGGGAATGTTGAGTCCTTGGGCCCCTACGCCAGAGACGTTCACGTCGATACGAAGAGCGTTTCGACCTTCACGACGACGTTTTGCCTTGATGTTCTCTCCGGTGTTCTCGCTTGGTTGTTCCACCTTGTCTGCTGTTTCTTGCTTGACTTGTGGAGCCGGAGGTGCCGGGGGCGGGGGCATCTTTGGCTTACTCGATTTGCACATAAATGTCAACTCCTCGGTTCAATCTTGAGTTTGTTCAGGCCGGAGCGTATGTTGCGCATACGGCGGCGCTTCTCTTCGGTCATGTCCAGTTCCTCAGCAGTCTTCTCAGGCGGTGGAGGCGGGGGTGGAAGATCTGGTGTCTTGATCTTCGGTCTACTCAAGCACATTCAATTTTTCCTCCAGAATGTTACGGTTCTGTTCATCGAAAATGCGCTGAAGGGTACGCACCACTCGGCGCTCACCTACACGCATCCAAATCTCTCGATCGGGCCATTGGGGATCTGGACACCTCTCAGGGTAGAGGGTGTCCAGAGCCTTGATTAGTTCAGGCGAGATACGAGGGAAATCGGAGGGAATCATTTGACAATCCTCCATAACTGCAACCGAATTGGTATGGGAAGAGAAAGCCCCCAACGTGTGTGTTGGGGGCGTGTTGGTTAGCGGATCGGACATGCACCTCCGGCACACTCGTTGTCACGAAGCTCCTCGAAGGAGTTCGTATCATCATCGAGTACCAAAGGTTTCAACTGAGAGACATACTGCTCGTAGACTTCCTTGGTTACCACTTCCTGCGGGAGGTAGAGGTAGCCAAGATCCTTTGCCGTCTTGGTAGGATCGGCACGTAACAGGAATGACACACCAACATAGTCGTCCCAGTTCTCTAGTAGCCAGTCGATAATGGCCGGGACTTCTTCTGGGGAGTAACTTACCGTGCAAGAGACGTTCTGTTGGCACCAGTTCTGCATGAGCATCTTGTAGCGCTCAAGTTGGGCAACAGCAGATTCTAGGTTGACTTCCTTACCGTCCACTTCGTCGAACTCTACACCATCCCACTTCACCGGGAATGTCACGAGTACGCCATCAGGGTCGAGCGGGTTGTCAAATACTCGGTATCCGGCTTCACGACACTTCCAAACGAGGGGGTCATGTTTGGAGAAACCGATGTTGTTGAAGATGTACTTTCCGAGGGGTTTATGAACACCTTCAGTAGTGTCCATGATCTTAGATAGCGTCCCGGAAGGTTTGACAGTAGTGACGTTCTTAGGTCGTGGTAGCCCAAGCTCGTCTGCCATCGAGTAACCTCCAGCAACAGCCGCTCGCTGCAACTGGGCGTAGTCGTAAGCCGACAAGTCCGGTCGCCGCACGATACCAGTAAGACTTACCCCAAGCAGACGGAGGAAGGCATTGTTTAGATGCCACGCTTCCTGAAGTATTCCGTCCCGAAGATCAACGCAAGTCTGCCGGTAGCAAGCGCGGGCAGCAATCTCAACTGCACGTTGGAGACCTGCTGAGTCACCTTTGAACTTCGCAACATCCACCTCAACTAGGTTGCAGAACGCTTTGTTCCCAAGGAGGATTTCGGCGCAGGGATTCACACCCTTGAACCATGGGGCACGGCGGGTTGCAGCCGCTTGGTTGATGAAGCCAGGTTCCGAACCACCAGCCTCAAGCATCATCTTGAAGATACGCTCAAGTTCGGCGCGGGTCGGCTTCTGGATGAACAGCAGTGAGTTGTTCGATTGGCCGCGTTGTGGGTTGTCTACCCAGTATTCACGCTTTGCTACCGCGAATTCTTCCCACTCGTCTTCACCGTAGGCTACAAGCGCAATCTCGGCAGAACGACGAGAGGACAAGACGGTGCCTAGCCAGTTGATCAAGTCGAGAATGTCAATGCGTGACAGTAGACAACCGGCACGACGATTCATGATACCAAAGATCGCCTCGTATGCACGAGCAATAGCCGAGTCGCCAGAGCTAATCCAACCGTAGCCCCTGAGACGAATACCAGCGGGGCGAATCTCACTGAAGTCCAGAACCAATTCATCAGCCGGGTACTTGCCAGCCAGTAGTTTTCCGATTGACTTCGCCCACGCTTCGGCAGAATCACCCACCGAGATGTACCAGCGGCGTGTTTCTGGGTCGAAGTGCTCGATGTTGTGTTCTCGCCCGCGGTTACCATTCTTGAATTCCTCCACGGTACGTTGTGAACGAATGATGGTCAGCTTGGGAATCGGACGGACAAAACCCGTCAGTTGCCCGACGATCGGACGGAACCCTACGCCGCAACCTTGCAGCAACAACCAGAGAACATCCACCACGTCATAGACAGTCTCAACATGGGTGAACGCACAGTTGAACTGTGATGCCTCGCGGCGCTTGGCAACGTCAGTGCCTCCTAGCCAGAGAGTGCGCCCTGATGTCAGCACCTTACGTTCCAGCATCAGTAGCCGCAGTTCTGCCAGTTCCGCTTCCTCGATGACATTCAGCCCTCGTCCTAGGGCACGTTCCCACAACCAACGTTGGTGTCCGATCACACGATCGACGGTCTGCTCCCACGTCTCGAAGACTTTGCCGTCTTCGTCGAGAGGTCTGTTATACGTTCTCCGCGTCACAATTTGGGCACGAAGTGATGGTGTCATTCTTTTCCTTTCGATTCTAGAATCTTTGGTAACACTTCCTCGATCAACTTAGAGTAGTCAGGCGCTCGCCAACCTTCAGGTTTCAGCACTTTACCCGTCTTCGGGTCACGCTTGACCTTACCATCGATGATCTTGGCTAGGTTGGTCTCAGCGACTTGATCCATGCCTTCCTTCATAGGAAGACCTAATGAGTAGCCGTAGCCGACCAACACCCAGATCACGTCGTTGATTTCCTTTAGTAGTCCCTCAAGGCAAACCCCGATGACATCTTTGTTACCCCACTCCAGGGCTTCCTGAAGACCATACCACGCTTCGGACATCTCCGACAGTTCCTCGTCTATCAACGACGAGTATAGCTCTGTCTGCTCTAAGTTCAGTGTCTCGGTGGTTTGCCCTGCGGCTTCCATGAATTTCTTGACTGCATCAAACATCGATCTTACCCTCTTTTATCATCTGCTTGTAAATCTCGATGGTGTGAATTGCCTTGTCCAGGTCTTCCAATCTCTTTGCCTTGTCCCCTTTCTTCCGAACGAGATACCGCAAGGCTATCGTTTCGCAAGCGTTCAGACCATTCACAAGAGCGAACTCGATGGGTTGAATCTTGAAGCGTTTGTAGTGGTCTCCTCCGACCTGCCGATCAAGAGGGCTCAGTTCTTCATTCATGCGCGGTACTTCCTTTCGTGGTACAAGGTCACCGGTTTGGTTCCCACAGGAGCACTTTACCGTCTCGGTAGTCACCATGTCGTAGGATATAAGCGCATCGAGCTTGCTGGAGTGCCACTTCCTCAGATAGTTTAGCTTTCTGATAAGCAGCCACCACAGCTTCCCAGCGATCTCCCATGGGAATACCACCCAGAATCTTTTCGGCTGTCTTTGGCCCACAGCCAGGGCAACCTGGGTAGCCATCTGCCACGTCTCCTGTCAGTGTCTGGTACATGTGCCACCAATTAGCGGTATCCTCGTCGATCTCAATCCACTCCTCCGTTCTGAAGTTGAAGTGGTTCCCTGGGATGGTCTTGAGGTCTTTGTCCAGGGAGACCACCACCTTACGAAACTTAGGGTAGAAACTCGGATCGGTTGCTAGGATACCAAGAACGTCATCGCCTTCGAGCCCTGGGTAGTGGTGACACTCCCAAGTATCGAGCGCCTTAGCCCTAAGGTCAGCCAAGCAAAGCGGCTTACGGAGCGCCTTACGGTGCATCTTGTAGCCAGGATAGACGATTTCCTTACGGAAATTCGTGTTGGACGAGAACGCCATCACGACCTCATCAGCACCAACCTTCTCGATCACCAGATCAACCTTGTCACTGAGCACACGCCACGCCTCCTTGAAGTCGGAATGGATGGTATGAACATCGTCGTCCCACCGGATTTCGACTTCACAGGAAGTTGCAGCTTCGTAGCACAATATGTCAGCGTCGATTAGTGCTACGGTCTTAGTCATACTTGTTGCTCCTTAGCAGCTTCCATAAGAGCTTCCCATGACACAGGAAACAGTTCGGACATGATAGCGTCAACAGCCTGTGCGTATGCACGCGTTTCCTTCTGAGCGTGGGGATCCATACGAAGACTAGCCAGACGCGCGTAAGCAGCTAGGGATCCGGTTTCAAAAAATTCAGTGTAGGTCGCTTGAGGAAGAACCATACGCGCTTGTTCAGGAGCAACGCCTTTACCAAGCATGGCTTCGTACATATCAACGCAAGTCAACATAACATCACGAGGAGTGTGCCAATAGAAGAGGATAGTGCCAGGCAGTACTTCATCGCTAGACCCCTGCTTCACGTTAGGTGCGCGAAGACGCCACTCATTCGGTACGTAGAACTCCGGGGTGTCATCAACATACCGCCGAGAGACTTCGTTGCGGGTGAAGCCGACCGTGTGCTTGTACCATTGACGTGCTACGAAGATCGGCATCTTTATCCGCAGTTGCACCTGCGGGTGGCTAAAAGGTGTCCAGTGTTTGTGTCTGGCGAGGTAGCGGATCAGCTTCTCGTCCTTTGCCTTCAGCTTCCGGCGTGGCTCACAAGAAAGCACGCGGGAATCTGGATCGATGTGCTCATCGTGCCCGACGATCTCCCACTCGGACTCCTTAGCCATTGACACACGTGCAGCATTGACGACCATGAGGTCATCACCCATGTGTTTCAGTAGTTGGACGGAAGAGATACCATCGTTTAGTGGATCAAATTTCATTAGGCAACACTCCCAAGTTTTGTAGGTAGCGGATTCCCTTCGCGGTCACACGCCAATCTCTGGTGAAGGTGAACGCACCTTGAGCTACCGAGATAAGGCCGATAGACGCTGCAATGGCAACATAGTCGGCCTGTTCTCTGGCGAAGTCACTCTTGGTACGGAAAGGTTGGAGATAGGCCGCCATAACGACAGCCACCAAACGTGATTCCTGTGGTGATAGGTCTTGTTGGTTCATAGCTAACCTCAGTGAGTTTCTGCCCAATTTCTCCCGATCTTCGCTTCCCCATCGAGAGGACAACGCCAGTTGAAGTCATGGCCTGCTTGTCTGATTGACCACACGGCAATCTCGGCTACTTCCTCTGCGATCTCTTCGCGAGCGTGTAACTGGAACTCATCATGGACATGAGCTACCATCGCCCAATCCTTACCGAACTCGTAACCACGTCTGGTTAGTTCCTTGTAGAGATTGACCGTGGCTTGTTTCACTAGGAGCGCTCCCGCTGATTGTAGCAGGGTGTTGAGCGCTGCGTGTTCTGAACGAATACGAAGCTTGCGCCCATCGATGCCACGCAGGTATCCCCTAGTCTTGACCGTGTGGGCGACCTGATCTTTGAGCCGCTTGAGTGCAGGGGTGCGCTTCAGGAAGTTTTCCTTCAGGCGCCTCCCTGCGGCAGACCCTTTGCCGATGATCTCCCCGATCTTCTGGTCGCCTGCTCCATAAAGGAATGCGTATATAAATCGCTTAGCGTCATCACGGGTAGGCAGACCAGCTGCCTTTTGGTTAGCCGTATGGATGTCCCCTTCGAGGAGTTCTTTGGCATAAGCCCCACCGTCATACCTCGCCATGTAGTGAGCGAGACACCGAAGTTCCAGGCTGGAGGCGTCCGCACCTACCTGTTTGAAACCTGGAGGGGCATAGAACAGTTCCCGACACTCGGCACCATAAGGCGCCCGGACACTTGGCACTTGAGCGATGTTTGGGTAGCTGTGAGTACAGCGCCCGGTAACTGCGCCGATCGTGTTCACGGAACCGTGGATTCGTCCGTTCTTCTCCAGCTTCAGCCAAGCGTGTTCGCCTTCAGCCAACTGCCCGATCCTCTTGTCGATCATTAGGCGCTCACTCAGCAGTTGTGCTGGTGGGTACTTGAGCGACTTTAGAATCGCCTCATCAACCTTCGGTTGTCCACTCTCGGTGAATTCCTTAGGCTTCCATCCGTACAACTTGATGAGACGATCCGCGATCTGCTGTCGAGAACCGGGGTTGAACTCGATTAGCTTGACCTTGGTAAATGGTACGCCCTTGGTGTAACCCAACTTTTTGTTGTCCGCCTTCGGAACGTACTCTCCTTGGCTCACGTACCGCGGCTTGAAGAAAGCCTTCAGTTCCTTGTCCAGTTCCTGTCTCCGTGCCAACAACTTTAGATACAAGGCAACAGCCTTCTCTCTGTCGAACGGGTAGCCGTGACGTTCCTGCTTGGCGATGATGTAGGCAAACCACATCTCCAACTCCACGGCTCTGCTAGGAGGATCCTCGGAGAGGATACGTTGCCACAACGCAGCAGTGACTTCCACGTCTTGGACGCAGTACTCCAGCATCTCATCTGAGTAACATGCCCAGGCGTCTTCCTGCTTCCCATAGTCGCCCTTCAGGATACCCAAGCGATAACCCCAAGCTTCCAACGAATGAGATCCGATAAGCTTCTTGGGAAAGCCCTTACGGAGTCTCTTGAAATCGCTTTCGTCTACGTCTGCCCACAACAGACGGGACAGGACGAGCGTGTCCCGGATATTATCGACCGGAATGTTGAACCAAGGGAACAGCTTCTGGAGAGCCGCAAGGTCGAACTTGATGATGTTGTGGCCGACCACAAGGTCAGCCTTCATCAACATCTTCACGCCATCATCGATGTTGTTAGTACCGCGACCGTCGTTGATGAACTTGTATATTCGCTTGCTGTCCGCGTCCTTGATTACCAAGACGTGAACACGATCAAGGGTGTCTAGTAGGCCATTGGTCTCGATGTCGAAAATCAGGGTCGTCATTTTGTCCTCTCTCTGGAGTGACTACACGACCAGTCCCACCAAGAAGAACGGGAACTGGCTTGGTTTTAGAAGTCCTGCTCGTCTTCCAGCGGTGGGGTGGAGCCAGAAGTGCGGGGATTTGCTTCGGTTTCGTCGTCGAATCCATAGTCTCCAGCCTCGGTACCTTTCTCGTAGAGCTGTCCAGTCTCAGGGTCGTAACCCAACAGGATCACGTGACCAGTCGCTTGACCGGTGTAGCGATCCTTGAGGATACGAAAGATGGTGGTCTGGCGTTCCTCTTCGTCCTCGGCTTGCTGGTTGCGTTCTAGGCCGAACATAAAATAACTCCAGAAGCCGATAGCACGAGAGCCCTTGAAGTGCCGTATCATCACACGCCCACCTTCCTCGTGAGGTTTGCCCTCAGGAGTCGAAAGGTGACTTACGAAGTGGATGATAATCTTCAACTCGTTAGCAAGCCCAGCCATCTCTTTCATGATCTTCTCCAGCGACTCTTTCTCGTTGCTGGTATCTACCATTGCAGTGAGATGGTCAAGGTAGATCAGCTTGATACCAAGAGACACTGCCATGTACCGGATCTTAGCCTTCACCACTTCCCACTCGGTCTCGCCCCACGAATCGTAGAACGTGACCTTGCCTTTCAAGGATTCGAGCGTCCTCTTCAGTTGCTCTTTATCCCACCCAGCATCAGGGACGTGGTAGCGGACACCATCGATCTTTCCTGCGATGCGCTTTCCAGATTCGACAGGTCGCTGCTCAAGGAAGATCACCCCGACATGTTGGTTCAACACCTTTACGTCGTAGGCAATCTGCTGTGTGAGAATGTCAGTCTTCCCTACTCCGGTACCTGCACCAAAGGCGTACAGTTCGCCGAGACGACGACCGTAGGTGAGCTTGGTCAGAGTTGGCATCCACCACGGAAGACCTACTTCTACCGGCTTCTCGATCTCGTCGATCAGTTCATCGATGGACACCAGACCGTCAGGACGGTACGGTCGTGCCTGCCAGATAGCCGACAGTATCTCTTGTACCCTGCCTTCCTGAAGGAGTTCGTTAGGATCCTTCGCAGGGAGACTAGCGATCTTCGCCTTGCCTGGTGGAAGGAGTTCAGCCACCTTTACCGCTGCTTCCTGGCCTGGCTCGTCCATGTCGAACATGATAACGACTTCCTCGAACGAGCACACCCATTCGAGGGATTTCTTGATAGCTGAGACTGCCCCTTGGGCACCGTTAGGTATCGACACGACCGGCCACTTGTTGCCCTGAACCTGGCTCACGGTCATACAATCGATCTCACCTTCGGTGATCACGAGGCGCTTACCACCGGCTGCCCATAGATGTTGACCAAACAGAACAGCACCCTTGAAGTCGCCAAGGGTACAGAACTTCTTAGAGGCTGTCCGTATCTTTTGAGCTACAACCTGACCCTCGGCGTTTCGATACGGAGCAACCTGGACGACTTCGCCTTTGTACTCCGCAACGAAATAACCGAATTTTCTACATGTCTCTTCGGTAATGCCCCGCTTGGTCAGTGATCGGTACTCACCGAAAGGTATCATAGGCTTCCCCTTTGGAGGTTGTTTAGGTTCTATCGGGTGGGTATCTCCATCTACCTTACGGCTCTTCCCACAAGCGAAGCACGTTGACCAGCCTCGATCGTTTATCGACATCGCATCGCTGGATCCACAATCAGGGCAAGGGACGTGTAGAGCTACCCACCCGCTCATGTCAGCCTCCAATCAAGCCCCGAATCTTATCGAGAAGGTAGCCTGCGTGTGCGAGATTCTGTTCGATCTCGGAGGTTTCGTTGATCAACTTACGAACCAGCTCGTCATTCTCCTTGACCTTGATCTCATGTTCTTTGATGTATTCCTCCAGGTCGGCACGAACCTTGGCGAAGTCTGATAGGATGCTGTCAAGGGTTTTATTACGGCGAAACATAGTGGGATCTCACCATTAGCGACCGAGGTAGTAGCGAACGTAACGCTGTCCTGTTGAGTCTTTCTTGAATTCCTTGCGGATTGGGATACCGTTTCTACGCAATTCGGTAATGCGACGAGACACTGAACGGACACGGAGGACGGCGTGTGCCTCCACGCTGGTGATCGAGCCTTCAGCGATGAGGTGACGCAAAACGATTTGAGCTTGTGGGGTCATGGTTTTCTCTCCTGTGTTACTCATAGAGGAAGTAGCGGACATAACGGCGACCTGCGGAGTCCTTCTCGAACCTCCGATGGATTTTGTATCCGTTCCTGCGCAAGTCGGTAATGCGTCTTGAAAGGGAACGGACACCAAGCAAGAGATGTGCTTCGTCGTTCGTAATGGAACCGTACTCTCTGATGTGGTACAGAACGGCGTACGCTTGTGGAATCATCATTCCTCTCCTGTCAGTTATCGACGGACTTGGAAGTGTGAAGCCCCAGATGTTGTACCGTGGGCTTGTAGTATTCCATGACTGCAACCTAATCGAGGTCGCCAGGCGACGGTTGCGGCCTCGATGCCGCTACACACACTCAAGTAGCGCATGTGTCGTCTCCAAACAACAAAGCACGTAACTTGTCGATTTGAATCTGCAAATCTGCAATAGCTTTTAGGCGCTCATCTATCATTCGATCGCGTAAAATTCTAAACGCATTTTCCTTTCCCAAGTTTCTAGGGTAGTGGAAAAATCCGAGCGCCCCGTTGAGATGTTGTTCTCCTTTCTTTCTGTCATAAGGGAGCTCACGGTGAATCACCTCCCATTCACCGCTTGTCGTTAGCTTGATTTCAATGGTGTCGTACATCATTTCTTCAACACCTAACCATCACGACCAGGAGCATTTTTGGCGTCGTTCCGTTCAGTTTCATCGGACAACACCCAAACCCGTGTGTTGTTGCGAAACAGCATCAGTACAGCTTCGAGAGCATCGGCCAACGCATCACGTTCCTCTAGCAGCGCCCTGATGGTTTCAGGGTCACATGCTGTAATAAATGCAGCTTCTGCCGCGGACTTGACACGGAACATCGCGTACGCTTCATCCTCATCGAGCGTACGCTTCCAAGACCAAGATGTCGGTTCCATAGACAACGCGGCACGGAGATCTGCGTAACGGTCATTCATTGTTGCCTCCTCTTCGTTCGATCCTCAAAGATTATTGACCAAGTAGCTGGACGCTCTGGAAGCGTTCAGATTCTGGGTACTTTGGTAGTACCTTGTTTTTCCACCAATCAGCCACGTCGAAAGACGGACATGCCTTGGGTGGTGCTCCAGTTATACGAATAAGGTCTCGATGACCTCCTATTGTTTGGATGGAGGGAAAACGGTCAAGTAGTGTCAGTACTACCTCCTCAAGCGCCTTCCACTGGGCATCGGTGAAATTATCTTCAGGGTTGTTGTTCTCATCAACACCGCCCACAAGACACACACCAAGCGACCGCGAGTTCCAACCAAGACCACAGTCGCCAACGTGGGCACCTGCACGGCTGAGAGGACGGCATCGATCACCATTCTCAGCGGACTGAATGCGTCCATCGCGGGTGATTACGTAGTGATAGCCGTTGCCCCACCACCCTTTAGCTCGATGCCACTTATCAATATCGTTTGCTGTGATATTCTGGCTTGGCTTTGTAGCCGAACAGTGGATTATAATGTGATCTCGTTTCATTTCATGATTGCTCCTTTCAGTGCAGCAAGACGCTCATCATTAGGTGGTTCCTCTACCCACTCTCTTGGGATATACCTATCAGCATAGAGAAAGCCGTGCTTGTTACACCAGTCGGCATAAGAGGTCTTGCTGTTCTTGCTGATCCTTTGCTTTGAATTCGAGAAGACGAATCTAACGTCAATGTTAGGGTATTGACTCTTGATAATCAAGTGCTTCTGCCGGTCACTTACATCGAATTTCCCCTTGGTCTCGATAACGATTCCGTTTGGTAGCACAAAATCCGGCGTATATTTTGCTTCACGGGCTGGTTTGGTGTAGCGTATCTTGACGCTCTCATACTCGACAGGTATGCCCATCGACCTAAGTTGATGGGCCACCTGTTCCTCCAGACCAGACCGGAAGCCATGCACCAGACCAATTTGGTAGGCGCTTAGCTTCCGTCGTTTCATCATTCGAGGAATCCTCCTGCGAGCTATAGCGAGCCCCTATGAGAGCACGTCAGAAATCACCGTTGTTATCGTCGTTTGAGACACCCTCGTTCTCATCGTCGTCGTTGTAGGAACCCTCATCGGTGGTTTCATCCTCGAACCCGTGAGATTCCTCGGAAGCCTCGAATCCCTCCTCTTCAGAGAAGCCGAACTCGGAAGCGCTGCGACCACCACCAGCGTTCAACTCGATGATCTGGACAGCTTCGAGATAAAGAGAGATACCAGCAGCACCCGATCCAGCCACGAAGTACGGCAATACGGAGTAGGCAACTTTACCGACAGTACCACTCCAGATTTCCTTGAGCTTCACCGGCTTACCTTTGGCGTCGAAGATTGGGACTGTGCGGTACCACCGCTCCCCTTTCTTATCAACACCAGACGCGGTAGTCTTGAAGCGAAACTCATATTGTCCAGTGGGTTCCTCGGTCTCTTTGTCGAAGACTTCGGTGTAGTATGGGTTTGGCGTCACTCCTTTGAGACGCTTACGGGTAGCCACAGGAAGCTGAGCGAACTTCTCTTCAGCTTCTGCAATAGCTTTCTCCATCTCCGGTTCTAGCTTGGCGATCAGTTCTTGAGCCGCCTTTCCGTCGAGCACCAGGCGAACGTTGTATTCCCCATTTTTCTTAGGGAATTCATTAGTGCCATAGTCGGGTTTGATAAGGTTAGGGTATTTGAAGATGCCTTTAGGCGTAGTTCCGCGAACGGTACGTTTCTTCTCGGTCATAATATACCTCTCGGTTGTTGAGGGTTTATGGGAAAGTTGAAACAAGAGAGAGCCCAACTGGGAACTCTCCACTACTGCAACCTAATCATCAGTTCATGTAGCGCTTACGTAGTTCTTGAACGTCGTACCCTTTACCAAGAAGAACCACTTCGAGGTCAAGCGGGATGTCGTCACCAAGTTCCCAGATAGCGATCGCAAGTTCTAGGTCAATGTCGAAGTCTTCCATGGTCTTTCTCCTGTGTCTATGAGTCCTTCCAATACTGCAACCTAATTGGACTTACCTTAGTCATCCACTGTGGAAACTGGAGGGGGTTCGTGTGTCATTCCCTCCAGTTCCACCGATGTTCACGCAAAGAAATACTTAGACTGCTTCACGAGTTCAAGGTCAAGAGCACCTTTTGGTGGCAACGGTGGAAGTTTCTTGCCTTCGGGAAGCTGCATCTCAAGTTCCTCTTTGAACGATTGTAGCACGTCTTGCGAGTACATCTCAACGAACTGCTCTCGAAGTACTTCAGCAAGCACCGCTGCGTTCCCTGCATGTGTGCCATAGCTGTCGTGGATCAGGCAGAACGAACGCATCCCTTCACGCCAGCACGCACGTACAGTAGCCCTCATGTGGCTTGCGTCCATCGAATGAACCCAGTTCGGACTGATCCCGTTAGTCTGGCGATTACGATCAAGTTCGGTACTCACGCCAACAGTTGCGTTCTGGTAGTGAACACCACCGTTGAAGGTCAGCTTGATACGCTTGATAATAAGCTTCGGGTACGCTTGGAGTACCACCAGACCGTCTGGCGTTGTCCAGCGGATCGGTAGGTTCTCCGCAGAGGCAGCACGGGCTGCTTTCTGGAACCAGTCCATAGCCGAACGAGCAGCGACCACAACCTGGCCGACACACCCCCAAATCACCCTTCCCATGTAGTCGGCAGCCCACCACCCGGAACCTTCCCATGGGAATGGTTTCGTCTTGTCAAGCTTGGCAGGTAGAACGGTATCCTCGAACACCTGTCGCTTGAAGCCGTACTCTTTTGCACCATAGGCAAGCGTCATGACTGGACGCTTGCATGTCTTGCGCGTGATCCCAAACTCAAGCCACCCTCGGGCGATCTTCATGATCCGGTCATCCTCGTGGTTGCACGCGTCATGACGAACACGCTCGATGACCACGTCAGCGACTTTCTGGTAGATGTCTTGCGGAACATCACCAGGGATCAGGTTCACCGCTTCACCACCGACAGGGTCACGAAGTGCTGCCGAAAAGTTCTGAAGGCCGTTACATGAACCGTCCATCTGGACAGGCAGAGTAGAGATGAAACCGTAACCTTCACGCACGAAGTCTGCCCACTCGAAACAAAACGCTAAAAACTGCCAGGGTTTATCAGCATCAACCCACCACTTGTTGTTGTATGGGTCGGCTGCGACAGCAAGGATCGCTTGTTCGTTCTCCTCAACCCACTTCACCCGATCTTCGAGAGAAACTTTATCGTTACCAAAGCAGTTACTACCATGAATCGCAAGCCATGCACGTGCCTCTTCGTCATTGATCGGTACGCCATTAGCAAACTCAAGCAGACCACGTGCAAGGTCAGCCCCTTGAGGGTTTAGGAACATTGGGATAGCGTATGCTCTACCACGAAAATCGAATTGGTGAGGAAAGTAAATAGCCTCCTCGTGCTCGAACATCTCTGCCACCATCAATGTCTTCACGAACTGCAACCGAAGTGACTTCAGTCTTTCGTTCATCGTGTAAACGTCGGTCGCCGCACGCTTCCAGTCCCGAAACTGCTTCAGTTGTTCTTCCGTCCATTCTGCCTTCGGGATCTCGGTAGCAAACCACGGACGCTCCGGCAAAGGCAAAGGATCGGCAGACGGAACGACACCCATGGTACTTTTGGTGTTCCATAGAGTACGTGCAACGTTCAACACGCGGGTATTGATGGCCCATGCGGTATGCTGCATAGCGTTTATTGCGTCATAAACATCCGGCATTTCATGCTCTGCAAGCTCATCGAGGTACCCACGTGAATGTGTCTTCACGAGCGTCAGACGACGAACACGTCCAGACCAATATCCGCCAGATGTTGGTGAAGTCCATGGTTTTGGAGGTACGATTGTCGGCAACAGTACAGGAGACAAAACGGCACAACGGTTGTGCTCCTCATTGATCCACTCCATGGTTTCCTCTGTCGGCACCAATACGGTCTCAAGTTTGTTAGCGTCAGACGTGCGGGTGACTAGTTTCACCAGACCAGTGGCATCAATCATGATTTCAATTAGTTTAGCACCGACATGTATAATGTCTTGTATCGGCCACTCTTCGACCTCGATACCAAACTCGCGAATGTGGTGTTTCATTGCCCGTCGTTTATGATCGTAGTTTCGTGTCTGTTTCTCGTACCGGTCCCGAAGCTTGTTGTACTTTTCTTCGTCGGCCTCCTTGAATTGCCGAAACTGGACTTCATCCATTATCAACGTTCCGACACGTCTCGCTATTGCAACAAAAGGTTCATCACTAAGTGTTATGCGATCTAGAACGCAACGTGAGGTTATGAATGCTGCAGTTTCAGCCTCAAGTTTTGAGATATACTTCACGGCAGCGTGACGACGCCCCGCCTTACCACTTTTGGCTTCCTCAAGAAACCTCTCGATGCCTTTGGTCAATTCATCGAGAACGAAATTGAGTAACCTACGGACTGGGCGGTTATTGGTCTCACACCCTTTCTCAACATTACGAGATACTTGAGACCAGTAACGATCGATGCCCATTGTCCGCATCTTTTCCTCAAGTTCGATCTGCCGTTCCAACTTATCATGGAACTCTGGATCGTTATGAATCTCGTTGAGGATTTGTTCAGTGATCGGGCCGACGGTGCTCATGTTTCATCTCCTGTGATTAGGTGGTACACAAGCAGGATTATACACAACTCAACGTCCTTGGCAACACCCTTAGCTGAAGACTTCAGAGAAGGAGGTCTGAAGGCAGACACACACACATAAGGTACTCTCTTGTGTCTCACCTTAGTAGTTACTTTCATGATTACCTTCATAATAACCTTGTCTGAAGACTTTAGATAAGGTTTTTTCTGATGGTATTGATATAAGGTACTCTCTTGTGTCTCA